AGTTTAAATCCTGGCTTGATGAAAAATTTAGCTACTTTTTGTTTATTTTCTTCACGACCAATTATTATAATAACATATCTGTCGTAGTAATAATCAATAGCAACACCAGTTACATTTATAGTATAATCTGTCTCAGGTTGTTTATATCCTTTACTGGCTCTAACTACGATTTTCTTACCTAAAATTTTGTCTTGGATTGTTTTTTGTAGATTGTTCTTTAATGCCTCAGTTGAACCTTTTAATTTGGTATCAAATGCTGTAAAATCAGGCAATACATCATATGTTTTTAAATCTACAGATGGTGAAGGTTCGGACTGTTTTGGTTCTTGAGTTGGAGGTTGAACAGGTGGTGGTTGTGGAACAGAAGCTTTCTGACCTTGTTGTTCGTATTTTAAACCATTAAAACCTTCAGTAAATGGTAAACTTCCTTGTTTATAACCAATCAAATTTGGATCTAAATTTGGATCATTGTGTTGAACCAATCCATTTTCATCTGTATATGTATCACCTAATTCAATTGATTGAGCAGGAGTACTATATGCTGGTTCACTATACATTTGATTTTCCAACTTATAATTAGGACTTCTTTTAATTGGCTTAGCTAATTTATATCCCAATTGTGTGTATGTATCTGGTCTTGCTCCTCTTTTGGAAAAAGCAAATGGAGTTCTTGCAGCGTCACCACCAACAGCAACTGGACCAGAAGCAACAGGTGCGGTACCTGTTGTACTAGCTTCATTTTTAACCTTTAGGTTGGTTAAAATCTTTTTAATCTTTTGTTTAAGATTTTGCTTCATTTTTGACATCAATCTTTTTAATTTCTTCTATCAATTCGTATGCATTTAACAATGAAGTCAATTGATTTTCTTTAATTACGCCAACACAAGATTTTGTTGAAAACTGACTAATAACTTCATTTATTTTAATTTTTACCACTTCGGAGGTAACATTCTTCACTTGATCTTTTAATACTCCACTTATTCTCTTGTACTCTTCGTTGACGTATTTTGTAAATTTACTGGAGTTGGAAACATTAGTAATATATTCTTTTAGAAGTTTCTTTTGATCTGGCAAAAGATTGTTGTATTTGGTATTGAAGTTTTCAATCAAGAATTTATAGGCCAACAATCTAACTTCAGCACTTTGATTTCCATAAACATCCATCATTTCTTGTTCTGACTTCTTTTCTTTTGTTAAGCTCTCAACAATATATTCTCTTGATTCTAACAATTCAGATACATCAAACTTGACTTCACTTTTATCTTGATCTTCAAATAATTTGTATATAGAGGCGTATAACTTATAATTTGGAATTTTATTTTTCAAAAATTCGTCTATATTATACTTCTCTTTTATTTCTTTAATTATGTTGTACTTTTGCTTGTTCAATTCACGTTCATCTAGTTTGGAACGTGTTTGCAAAACAACATTCAAAAGACGTTCAGCGGAAGAAGCATCTTTGCTTTTTTGTTGTAGGATGAAATTGTAAAGTTGCACTTCTTTTCCTAGTTCTTTGCTTTCGTGAAAATACTTGAACATCAGATTTTTGGTAAATGATTCATCTCTCCCCGCTAGAATGTCGGCTGTTATTTGTCTAGTGAGTAGTTCAAACAATATTCCAGCATTCTTGAATTTCGAATGTTTTGCTTTCTTGTGCATATTATTTATTATTATTTATAAATATAATCAATGTGGTTAAATATGTAGGAATTATACTATTCTTTTATATTTTGTTCATCCATAAAAGATTTTTTACTTCCCTCTCGTAATATTTCTTTTTCTTGATCTAAAGTTTTTAGTACATCGGTCAATCCTTTAATAGATTCTAGTGATAGCGGAGACTTGTTTTTATACTTGTGCGTCACAGACAAATCACTACGTCTATTGTTTTCTAATGTACCCAATGGATCTTCGCCAAATCGATAATCACGTGCATCTTTTCTACCAGTTTGATCACGTTCTGCTAATTTTGGAGGTGTTGATTTTTCTCCACCAGCTTCACCACCTTTTGGCTCGCCTCCACCTGGCGGTTCTCCGCCTGGCTCACCGCCAGCTGGCTCGGCGCCGCCTGGTTCACCACCTGACCCACCACCGGCTCCTTCTTTATCGTCCTTGTTTAAGAATGATAATGCTGGATCATTGCCTTCTTCTTCGATTTGTTTAAATCTATATGTACCTTTAGCATCATCGATAAGTTGTTTTTGCAACTCAATCATATCTTGATCTGATAAACCAAAAATATTTTCATAGATCCACTTCTTAGAAAATACTTTTTGTTCTTGCATATCTTTGGAGAGTTCGACTTTGCTTTTATATACGTCGATCTTTTCTTTTTCAAAGATAGTAGATGGATTGGTCAATTCCAATGTAAAATCGACCAACGATTCATCTCTATATCCTTGTGAATATAAATGAATAACCGCAATCTTATTTAACTCACTTACAATAATACGTTGAATACGTTGAACAGTTCTAGCAAAACGTATATCTTCAGCTGCCAATGTAGCTTTACCGCTTAGACTTTCATCGTAACCTAAAAATGCTTTGGGGATCTTAAGCGCTGCCATCATTTTGTTACGAAGATATTCAATATCATCAGTACCTGTCCATTCTAGACCAGACAAGTTTTCGATACTTGTACCACTATCACTACCACGAACTGGCAAGAAAAAGTCTTCTACCATGTTCTGCAAATTGAATCTTAAATTGTAGTCGCCTGTTTGTTGATCCAAATATGGTACTTTTTTCATTTGATCCATAATGCGTTGCATATGGTTATCAACTTCATTTGGAGGAATATTACCGATGTCAACCTTGAAAATACGTTTTTCAGGAGCACGCATAATACGATGAATTAACATTGCGTCTTCCATCAAACTCAATTGTTTCCATACGCGACGAGCACCTTCTAAAGAACTTTTTCCGTATGGCAAAAAGTTACTATCACTCAACAAACGAAAATGTGCAATTTGATAATTTTCCAGATCTTCTAGTTTATTACCATATGGAAGGTTGACTTGGAACTTAACGAAATTCTTATTTGATAAATGTGCGTTTTCTACACGGGTTACATAATAAGTGCTCAATGGTTCTACCAAATAAACACCATATTCAGGGCTAATATGTAAACGTAAATAAAAATCTCCGTATTTGACCATACAACGAGTCCAACTCCAAAGATTGAATTCGATGTTTAAAATGTCATAAAACAAATTGTGTAGAATTTGCTTGATTTCATCGTTGGATGATTTAATATGAATTACTTCACCCATTTCATTTCTAGTTGTACATTCATCTGCATAGATATCCAATGCAGATGCTAGAATTGGATCCATATCCATTGTATCATAATCACGAAATAGTTCTACACGGCTACTTTGATATGATAAATTGAAATCTCTTGTGTATTGATTATATGAAGTGGTGCGTAATCTATTAAAACGATCTCTTAAACTATTACGATCTGTAGCATACTGAATTTCGTCAGTATCAATTACTTTTAATTTTTTACCACCGATATTACGAACAATTACATCATTTGAAAACAAACGTTTCAAACGTGCAAATAATGAACGATTGCGTAATTCTTGAAAAGATTTATCTGCCATATTATTCTAGTATATAAGTATTTACAACAACCAAGTTAAACTTTCTTTTTTGTCATTTACAGTAAATTCCATCGTCTTTTGATGATCAGGTACAGTGCTTACTTGTTTTGGCACTGTTATTTGACTTGTTACTTTTGATATTTTAGAAACCATTGCTTTATTATAAGCTATTTGTTCGTTTCTAAGTTTTAAAGCTGTTTCACGAATCCACAATCCAATGCCTAGTGACATAACTAAATCATCATTATATCCCTTCATAGCCTCAGCTTTAGCTCCATTCCATATAAACACATTCAATTCCTCATAAAGTCTTTTAGACTTGATTATAACACCTTTTTCTCTAAAAAAGTTTTCTAGTTTACTAATGATTAATGGTCTATTTTTACTAGTGGTTGTAAATCCGGCCACTAATTTTTTGTCCGCCGAATTTAATTTATTAGTATATGTTTTTTCCACATCTATAACAGTTAAATCAGCTGCACTATAAAATGTATTCTGATAATCTCTATCTATAATTTGTTGAAGTGTAGCCCAACCCACGTTATTGTTTTCCACGACTAATAACGCATTATTATATTCAGTTGCAACACTTACCAACAAGTTTCCATAATCCTTGGTAGTTAATTGTCCTTTATATTCCGCAACTTGTTCCAATGTTTCTATGTCAAAGATATGAAATGCGCTATAATCTGCTCCATCTCCTCTCGCACAGTCAGCCGTCAATATATAATTTTTACTATAATTGGGATAATCCCATATCCAAAAATCTTGATTATTACCACGTTTTTCAATTGGATCTTTAATATAAGTTTGTTTATAAAACTCTAAAATATCAACACTCACAACTTGATTACCAGATGTACTAAAATCACAATTATGTGAAACAATTCCGTCTACATTAAAAACATTACCGCCGGAGACGTTTACTATATCATATAAATCAATGAGATTTTCGAATTTTTCTATCGTTATGACAACTACATCTACACCATTTGCTCCCGATATTTTTGATCCGATTTTGATATCGTGAGATCGCAGTTCTGAATTTTTATATATAAAAGGATGATTGTCCGAACATTTTATTATTTTGCCATTACTCAATAATATTTTATAGTAACAATCCTTTTTTATTTTTCTGATTCCAAAAAAATCTTGGTAACCTGTTGGAGTCAAAATTTGAAACTTAGTATTTAGTTTAACATTTGAATCGATCATATGTCTATTGTAAATAGTTTACACCCTAACAAATTTTTAATTTCAGTTTCTCTTTGGAAATCTCTTTGTTTCAATTTACCATTTTTATAGTGTCGTTTTTCGTATATTTCTAACACAACATTATTTTTCTCATCATATGCATCTAGAAAATAACCAAGTTCTTTAAGAAAAACTTCGCCACCATTTTCAGCGTGTCTAAATGTATATCCGTGTGTATTACCAAATTCCTCAATTAGTTGTATTGATTTTTTGTTATAACGAGGTATAATTTGACCTTTTATTTCCGATAAATACTTTAATGTGGATACTCTCATTTTTTGTTTTGTTTCTGGAGTATGTAGTTTACCAATTTGAGTTTTATGATATTCCGGACATCTACGACAATATTTTGTCCATGTTATTTTTTTCCCACATTGACATTTTAATTTTGTCAAATCATAATTATGTTCAACAATAAAACGAATCCGATAAGAAAAATTATACCGTCCCTTGTAACTTTGTTGTTGTTTAAATGCATTTTCTAGAATACTCGTATGAAAAAGAATTGATTTATATAGTTTTGGGTTTTGTTTTATCAGAGTTCTATTCTTAGCACGACCAAATAAAAATTTATAATAATTTTCATTTAACAATTCGGATTTGGTTTCTTCGCGCGAATATAAATCAGTTTCACAACTTAATTGTTTCTTGATTTTATCCCAACCGACCGCTACATAATTTTTAGGTACACACATATGGGTTGCAATCACATTCTTGTATAATACATATAATTACAATTCTCCGGAATACAATTTTTCTAAAGAAATATCAAATTCTTTTCCTGATGTTTTATCTCTGACTCTAATCGTAGACTCTCCCCATAGACAATCACATTCTTGCGCTGCACCTTTTACACCTGACAATTCTGTTTGTTTATCTCTCCAAGCTTGATCTCTTTCTGGATGTAGATGCCATGGTAATCGTATTGTTTTAAAGTTGTTCTTACCTTCTTCAGCTTCTACCCACGTTTTATGGAAGAAATTACCAACACCATTTGGTGTACTTAATATAATAGCTCTACCACCAGTAGACAGTGTATATTGTGATGACAACCAAATTTCTTCAATACCGTCGATAAATGCAGCTTCGTCAATGATTAGTAAAGATAGTGCGGATGATCGACCAGCGGTACCAGCAGATGATACTGCTTTGATTTGCGATCCATTTTTTAGACGCAATGAAAGACGATTGTCTTCTACACAGGGAACTTTTAACCAAGATGGCAAGTTATCATTAGCAAATCTAACTTTGGTAACGATTTCTTTTGCGGTTTCTTGAGTAATACTAAT